GGACTTCTTGGCAACCTGAATCTCGTTCTCCTCAAAGAACGACAGGGTCAGGGCGTCCCCTGCGGTGTTCGGCACCCACGTTAGGCCGACAATGTTGACCCTCTTCTTGGAGAGGAATCCGACAGAGTCGCCGTAGAGGGTCTTGCTCGAAAGATTGTTACTCATGAAATCCCTCCGAAGCGAGGCGTCCACCCCTCCCCCTTGAAGATGATGTTAGGAGCGGCGGGAACCTTCTTCATTTCTGTATGGCACTTGGGACACACGGGGGTAGGATCGCCGTTGATGGTAACGACATCGTTCTCCCTGTGGTCGCACTTATCGTTCGGACACTTGTAGTCAAACCTAGGCACGGGGAGCCTCCATCACGAAGACACCCGTCATGACGTGACCATTGCGAAGATCAGTATCGCACCAGACCGCAACGCCGGCGTCACGGCACTTCTTGTAGAAGGTCACGTCTTCTCCAAGTTGCTGAGCACCGTAGACATCAGCTTCCTTGCCCATCCGCTTGAACCACGGGTGCCCGCCGATCTTCTCGTACACCCGGGCGGTGGTCATAATGCCACCAAAGCCCATCCCGTCAACCTTCTGGACGCCAGACATGACCGGCGTGTTGACGGGAACCCAATACTTCTCCCCGATCGACTCATCTCCAAACTTGAATGTCAGAGGCATGTTGGGGTTTGTGCGAATCGGGGTGATGCCCCCGATGACATCTTCGTTGTTGGCTTCTAGCCACTCGATCAACTTGCTGATCGAGTTTGCAGGGTAGGTCTGATCCGCATCGATGTGGAACAGATACTCAGCCCCCTGCATGAGGGCGATCTTCGTGAGAAGATCACGGTTGTCATCGGTGTACCCCTGCGAGCTCAGAATGAGATTGCACTCGAAGCCGGCACGTTCGCCTGACCGGACAAGGCCGACCAGTGCGAGCATGAAGTGCTTCGATACGTGCTCCCATGTCAGAGGCAACAGGATGGAAACTTTTTTCTTTTCCACGGTCCCTCTCTTCAGTTAAGATTGGCGGGAGGAGCTCGCTTGAGCTCCCCCCGCCCGAGAACATACGTCAGAAAAGCCTACGCTTACCCGCCAGACGGTCCGGTGGGACCGGTAGGACCGGTGGCACCAGTTGTGCCAACGGCACCAGAAGCCCCTGTGATACCGAGAGCACCGGACGCACCGGTTACTCCGATAACACCAGAAGGCCCCGTGGCACCGCCTGCGGCCCCGGGCTGAGCCGAGCCATCCGTATCGACACCGACACCCGTCTTAGTACCGTACCGCCACGAGGTGCCATCCGACTTAAGCATGGCGTAGACCGTCTTGCTCTTCAACGGAAAGTTGAAAGCTAAGTTAGTCATGTGAACTCCTTGGGCCTTTGCCCGTGCTTAAGTGTTGCCGATAACTACGAGGCGGGGATCCGTGAACCCGTAGATGAAATACTGATGCGAGGTGACTTCCGTGTCCCTCGTGCGATCAGGCGAGTCCTTCATCTCCAGATCGGGCTCAACCGCCGTGTAGGTCCGAGGACCGTAAAGCGGGTCATCCTTGTCGCCGAGAACGAACCAAGCCGTGCTCGAAGAAAGTCTGTGGTAGATCTTCGTGTCGAGGTCGGGCAGGACGTTCTTGGTGTTGGAGAGCTCGTGAGCCACGTTCGTGGACTTCTGGATCTCGTTGGCCGTAAACCGCAGGCTCTTGTTGACGATCAGAGTCTTGGGCTCACGGATGATGATGACGCCCTTGTCATCATAGATCGCATCGAAATAGATGTGAGCGGATTCAAGAGCGGCCTTGGAGAGAGCGAGCGACAAGAGGTTGTCGTACGTCTGGCCGTTTTCAGCGAGGGTCGTGTGCGTGTCGTGACCGAGAGCAAGGGTGTCGAAGCCGGCGGCATACGTAGTCGCCGTGGTGTTGTTCCACATCTTGGCGATCTCGATGTCCTTGCCTTCAAGCATCGTCTTCTTGAGCGACTCGGTCAGCATCTTCATGATGTTGATCTTGTTGAACCGCTTCATCCGGTCGGTGATCCTGAAGCCAGAGCCGAAACGAACGAGCGTGAATTCCTTCACGCCGCCGTAGGCCGGCTCTTCGAGAGGGATGCCCTGACCATCGATGATCTGACGCATGGGGCCCAGACCGGCAACCCGCATGATCCTCTCGTAATCATCGGAAGTCTTCAGATCTTTGTTAAGATCCTTCCACTCCACGATGGCTTTCCCGGTCGTGGAGTTGAAGTGCTCCTTGACCAGAGTCTTGAAAACGTCCCTATTCGTAGACTTGTCGAACAGGGTGGAAACAATACCTACTGTCTGTCCGGTACTCATGTCATTGCTCCTTAGTTACCGTACACATCGCAGATGGCACGGAGGAACCGGACCCACATCTTGCCAGAGGCCAACGGGCCATCGGCGGGGTCAAGTTGCATGACGATAACGGTGACGGTCGTGGTGTCAGCGATATCGATCGTGCAGTTACCTGCGGAAATGTTCAGGCCATACTTAAGACCTTCCATGGCCTGCGTGGTGGTGTCATCAGCGATGGCACACCAAATCTGATCGGGGTGAATTTTGGCGACCCGAATCAACGCACCGGCGTCATCGCCCTTAGCATCCTGCATGGCGATGCCCCAGATAGCCTGATCGGATGCGGCGATCCGCACCTTACCGGCAACGAGGTAGACGGGGTCGCCACACTTGAAGGTATCCCCAGACGTGTCTTCAGGATAATTGAAGACATCGACAGGGCCTTCGATGTAGCGAAAACCGAATGTAGTCAATGTAAGCTCCTATGCTTTGTTATGCCCCGATCAATTCACGAACTAGATACCCACTTTGCGGATGATGTCATCCTCAAGCATTTCGAGCTTGGCACCGTGAGAGTCGGCAAGGCGATCGAACTCGCCTTGAATGGCCTTCCGCTGTTGATCGTACCGAGCACTGTCCTCGGCCTTCTTCTTCAGCCAGACCATGAGAGGAATCTTCATGAGGATCGCATCTTTGAACTGATACGTCCCGTCTGGCTTGGGAGTGAGCGGCTCGGGCCAGAAATCATCCCCGACCTTGACGGCCTCGGCATCGTAGTAAGATTCCCATTCCTTGAACTCAAGGTAATCGTTGTTTTTCTCCCAACGATTCCAGATGAATACCCACCGGGGTCGGACAGCCCGATCATCGTAATCCTTGTTCTTCAGATACACCTTCTTGGTGAATTTGTACCTGCCCTTGGTAGGATCGGACTTTTCCTTGTCCCACACCGACCTTTTCAGATCGATGATTTTGAAGTCTTTGAGTGTAGGCATGTCGTTCCTTTACGACCTGTCCCGCTCGTAGGCCTTCGTGAACTGATCTAGGGGCGTTCCCCACATCTCTACCAGTTGTCGCTGTTCGGCAGACAACTGGACCTTAGGCTTGGCGGGTGCAGATGCGGCTCTTGGCGTTTCCGTTTTGGTGAAAGACCCGGGCGTGGGCCCAGTCTTGTAGTACTTCTCGAAGTTCAGCTCGCCGGCGTCCCTTCGGACGAGCTCGGCGATCAGATTCCACGTGCGTGGGTCTGCGAGCTGATCGGCAGAGAGCTGATTTCTGCGGAAACTGTTGACAATCTCCGCTTCGACCACTCGCTCAATGCCGGCGTGGAGCTTGGGGGCCTGTTTAAGGGCCTCGGCTCTACCCTTCAGGAAGTTGCCCTGAGCAGACTCAGACTGCCGTTGCCGGTCGTAGATCGACTGGACGGCACGGTTGTACTGCTCTCTCGCCTGATTGATCTTGTCGGTGGCAATAATGGGGTTGGCGAGATACTCTTCCTCTGTAACGACCTTCGTGGGATCGAACGGAGGAATGGCCGGCCTGCCGTAGCCGGGGGCCCCGGGCATCGGGGGTGCAGGGAAGGGGGCAGACGGAGGTGTCTGTGCAACCCTGCCATCAAACGGTGCGGCACCTGCTTCGGCAATGGCTCTCAGGAGGGAAGCCTCGTGCTCCTGCTTCGCACGATCTTGGAACTGCGAAGCGATGACACGGTCTTTCTCTGCGAGCTCTGCCGCCAGTTCCTCTGCCGTCTTACCGCCGTACTTAGTCGGCTGAGGAGGCTCTTCCGCTTTGGGCTCTGGAGCCGGCGTACCTTCGTCACCCTCGCCTGAAGACTCACCCTCGACAGGGTCAGCCGGCGGGGTTTCGGGCGTACCTTCCGGTTGTTCCAGTCCCTCTTCGGGTTCTGGCATAATGTTGGACTCCTATTACTTCACGGTTTCCTTGGACTGACAGATAACATCGGGCAGTTCAAGGATCCGCTTAAGTTCTTGGATCTTCCCTTGGGACATAGCGAGCTTCCAGATGGCCTCGATGTCCCTAGGGATCGAGGACGCCACGAGTCCGATCATGCGAAACGCATCGTACTCCAGACGCCTCTGATATTCTTTCCAGAACCGGTTGTTTTCGATTAGTTCCCGGTCCTTGCGAATAGCCTCAAGTTCGACAGTGTTAGGCTGTCTATAATCCTGCATTAGGATCTCCCATCATGGGCGGCGGCTGAGGAGGGCCACCGGCCTCACCCCCGGGCGGGGGAGGGGCCATTTCTTCGGGGCCACCTTGTGCCGGTGGGCCCTCTTCGCCACCTGAGGGCGGGAGGGGCTGTCCGTCTGGCCCAAGCTGAGGAGGGGGCGGCATTAAATCAACCGAGTTAGCGACAAGGGACTGCACGTCCAAGATCTTGTCTATATTCGGAACCACCTCTTCAGGTGCCCTCTCATCGAAGGATTCCATGACATCGTTGATGACCCGGGTACCGATCCGAGCGGCTTCGACCAAGAAGATCTTCATGTTGCTCGGAGTCGCAGGGTCCACGATGCCGCTGACCATGCCGGCCAGTTTGGTCATGTAGTCGGACAGCATCTGGTACTTGACGATGTCCTTCTCACGCCGCACTTCCATCGACATCTGCTCGGAGCTGACCTCAAGGTCGAGCTCGATGAGGTCACGGATGTTCCCCATCGGCATGTCGATGATCTTCTCTTCGCCGGTCTGTTGGTCCAGATACGAGTACGTTGGCTGATGCTGAGCGAAGAACTCAAGAAGCTTGTACCCACCGTTCAGAGCACAGCTACGGAAGCACATAATCCAGTTGTTGAACTTCTTGTTCGCCTCTTCCATGTTGACCATGGTTTCTTTGGCGACAGGACGCTCAGTCGTGGACATGCCGAGCACGTTCGGCGTAACACCAACGGCACGATCGCCGTCAGCCTTAAGTCTATCCTCCTCCTCGAACGTGCTGTGATACACGTCTGGGAAGGGGATGATCTTGATGGCCTGTTCGAGATCCTCGTCAATGACCCAAGTTTTACCCGGGGTCAGCTTGAACTCGTCAATTCTGAACCCCGCACGGACGAGAACGATAGGCAGGTTGATCTGGGCCAACCTGTCAAGACGCAGGTTGTGGAGGGCGTCAACCTCGTCCTGTGTAGATTCGAGAATCTCGCAGACACCTTCCCCGTCAAACATGAAATCGTTCGGATTACCCACCATCCCGATAAAGGGACGGAATCCGTAGAACAACGGGTTATAGATCGCCTTTAAGATGGTGCGTGAATCGTTGTGGAAGACAATGACGATATCGTCCTCTTCCCCATCGTCATCCACGTCATATTTCAGCCAAAGTTCGTAGAGGTTGATCGGACTCTCGTAGTCCGTCTTCTTGGTGTCGAGTCCCTTGCGTTTCAGCTCTTCGAGCTCGACAGGGTTCTTCTGTTCGCCGGCCTTGCCCTGAGATGCGAGGATTTTCTCGACATTCTTCGTGATATAGACGGAATCGCCGCCCCTAGGCTTCTTCCCACGCAGTTTTATCTCGGGCTTGCGGAGCGTGAACTCAAAACCGCAGATGTAGGCGTCCTCGATCGACTCGGCGTCCGAGGAAATGATGAATTTCTCTCTCGGGACCGGATAGAGATTCGGACCACTGAACATAACGACTTTTTCCTTGACGGCGAAGTCGTTGGTCCCCTCAAGTCGGAATTTGTCGATGGTTTCATCGGCCAATTCCTCGGGTTTAGCGTACCTGTAGATCGTTTTGTCGTTCTGCTCCTGCACGATCTTGAGAATCCCTGTCCCGGTCTTCACGGCCTGTGAAATGGCCGGTCGGATCTTCTCTTTCCAGTGGAGGACGTTCCGCAGGTAGTGGTCGAAGGCGTATTCGAGTGACTTGACGTAGTCCTTCTGTGCCTGAGGAACGACTCCCCGTGGCTTCATCAGGAAATAACGCCTCTTGTTGGTCAATCCGTCATAGCAACGGACGTAAATGGCGTCAGAATCACTCCGAGTCATGCTCGAAGCGGTGTTGGCGGTGCCATCGTAGGGATATTTCTTCTCGTCCCTGATGCCCTTGTAGTTTTTGTTCCACTTCTTGATCTTGGCGACCAACTGCTTCTGGTTCTGGAGCTCAAGATCGAGCGTTTCACCGATGTGGGCCGACAAAACCTCTTCCAGAGTGCGACCGTCCTCGGTTTTCTGCTTCAGATTGATCGGAAGGCCACCCTTCCAATCCTGAATTTTACCCTTGACGAGCTCGTCCTTCAGGACCGGCTCGTTGATGGGCTCGGTCGGAGCGATTTCGGGAGTGCCCTCGGGCAGTCCCTGATCGCTAGGCGTAGGAAATGGGGCAATCGCCACAGGAACATCCCTTCTTGCCGGCCATTTTCCCCTTACCCTTTGACTTGGAGGAGGACTTTTTGCCCTTCTTCACGTGCTCGGGAAGGTTCTTCTGGCCCTTGGAGGCTTTATCGAACTCTTCGACCACCTTCTTGCTCACGGGAGCGTTCTTGCTGTGAAAAAGACCCCGTTGGGCCTTGCTCTCGTACGGCATGGTCTTAGGCGTAGGACAGCTTGGAATCCGTTGCCCGAGGAGTCCTGCCGGCAGGACTGGACTTAGCGGCCTTGGGCTTGGCCTTGCCCTTGAGCCCCTTGAGCTTGTTGGCGATCCCAGAGATCCCGGTGAAGCTCGGGTTGACCTGAGGCTTCGTTACGGACGTTTTCATGCTAGTACTCCTCATCGTCTGAGTCGGGGTCGTGCCGATTCCAGTCTATAACGGTGTCGCCGTCATCACGCTTCGGGCCGAACATCGACTCGATGTGCATGAAGACGTTGGGCCCCGCATAGAACGGACCCGGGCCGAATTTGCGGAAGACTTGGTGGGTCTGGAGTGCGATGTCCCGGTTGTAAACTTCTCGGATCTGGGCGGTCGTACTCACTACAGTCCCTTCTACTCCGAATTATACCATGCGTGTCAAGTTATTGTAAAATCCCGTCCTTATCCCCCGTCCAACCATAGCGGTTGTTCGTGACTTCAGGCGGGTAACGGGCACGTCCTACTGGGGCCCCGTACCGGTCACTTCAGGAACGACTTGTAGATGCTGTACGCCGTGTAGGCGAGGAACCCAAACGGAATCAGCACGTTGGACGGGATCAGGCTCAGGAGCAGGATGGCGATCGGGAACGCCCCGACAGCTACCCAGTCCAGAGGCGATCTCAGGCCGAGGATCCACCGCTCCCAAGTGTCCATGTTGACCCACTTGGTCCCGGTGATGCTCAGAACCCTGTACCCGTGGAAGATCGAGGCGAGAAAGGCGACCAACATCACGTACTTCATGGCTTGCTCCTTTGACACAGACATCGGACCCGGGTCAGCCACGCCTTAGGAACTGGCCGTCCCAGAAGCTCCCGCCGGGGCACGTGCGGGTTGATGACCCACCCCGTGTCAAGGCACGTCTTGCACCGGGGCTCGGGGCCCGGGGTCTGCTTCTTGTCCATCAACCAAGAGTGTACCATGGATCTGCGGCCTTGTCAAGCTTTTTCTTTGCCCACTGCGATTCCCCCATGTAAAGGCTCAAAATTCCCTAGAGGCTGTAGAGCCCAGTAATGCTCAGAATTACTATCAGGCGTTCTTGAGCGGGTGTCCCGTTGGGTTGGCTCGGCGATGGGGCGAACGGGTCATGGGTAATGGGCTAGGGTTAGTGGTCATGGCCTGACGCATACACTACTGCTTGTATTGTAACGCATCCAACAGGCAGGCAAGGCAAGGCGGTGCACCCCT